GAGATTATAAGACATGGCAAGACCTAAAGGAGCGCTGGGAAAGAACAAAGCTTTTCTACTTAACAGACTGAAAGCAATGTATGGCAAGGACTTCGATCCAGTAATGAAGATGGCACAACAAGCCGTAACACTGGATGAGCTAGCTATGAATGATCCATCAGTTACCAACCAGAAGGAGTCAATCGTCGCATGGGGAAAGATAGCGGAGTTCGTTACGCCTAAATTAAAAGCTACAGAAGTCAGCACCCCAGATGAAGGACTCGTTATTTCAGTCAATCGAAAGCGATACGATGGCGGCAACAATGACAATGCGCAATGATAAAGGCACCCCTATCCCCGAAAGTGGCGCGATGTGATGTATATATGTCCCCCCCAAAAAAAAATTTATGACTATAATAAAGCTTAGGCCAGATGCAGAAGACCTCGTACAAGCGCATATAAAGCGTTCTAAGGACTTTCTTTTAATAAGTATAGGCGATGTAGGGGTAGAGGTAGGAAGTACGCTTACAAGTGAACAGGAGCTGTTTTATTTAGAATTAGCAAAGTCATTAATAATAAAGGATTGGTTAGCTGATGATTGATTTAAATACAGATGAGCCTATTACGGATTCTGATTACGAATTAATAGAGGCATTTTGTACAGCGTTAATAGATAAAGACCACTATGCTATGAAAGAAGTTTTATATATACTGCATGAAAAGATGTCTGGTGAATGTGTTTGTTTAGAAGAAGAGTGTATATGCGGGAGTTGGTAAATGGGCAAAAAAGGTCCTAATTTAGTTCATAAGTTAGACAAAGAGACAAGAGATAGACACTTTCCTGAATACAATGGTGGTAAGGGTAGTCACCCTAGAAAGTCTACAGCAAGTAGTCGAGAAGTATTCAAATCTAATTACGATAAAATAAACTGGTCACGATGAGAATCGAATATAACTTGATGCCGCAGGGCCAAGTCCTTCAAGATTTTAATGATTGCCGTGCAAGAAACTCCTTTATTATGGGTCCGTTAGGATCTGGTAAGACAGTTCAATGTATATTAAAACTGTTTGACTTAATGTGCGAACAAGAACCTGTCAAAGATAAGAAACATAAAAACTACAATGTTCGTTTATCAAGGGTTATTGCGGCTCGTAACACTTATTCTTAATTGTTTTCTACTACGATTAAAGATTGGTTAGAAATACATGGGGAGTTAGGTGACTTTAAACAAGGCAATAAAGAGCCTCCTACTCATTTTATACGATTTAAACTAGACGATGGAACCTCTGTCCACTGTGATGTTATCTTTATTGCGTTTGACCGTCCTGAACACGTTAAGAAAGCTAGGGGTATACAAACTACATGGGTGTGGTTAAACGAGACTAAAGAGCATTCTAAGGCTGTTTTAGATATGTTAGACCTTAGACATGGTAGATATCCTTCTAACAAGGAGGGCGCACGTCCTACCCATCATGGAATCATAGGAGATAGTAACGCTCCTGATGAAGATCATTGGTATTTTAAACTAGCTGAAATAGAAAGACCTGATGATTGGTCATTTTTTAGACAATCTGGTGGAGTTTTAAAAGATGGTGAAAATTGGATCATTAATGAAAAAGCTGAAAACCTTGATAACCTTCCTAAAGGCTATTATGCAAGAGGACTACAGGGGAAAACAGATGATTGGATTAAAGTAAATCTAGCCAATGAATACGGATTTGTTTCTAATGGTAAACCTGTCCACCCAATGTATACAGATTCAGTCCATTGTCAGCATTTAAAGTTTGAACCATCTATTGATTACCCTATTATTTTAGGTTTTGACTTTGGTCGTACCCCTGCTTGTGCGTTTATACAAAGAACATCTATAGGACGTTGGATTTGTTTTGATGAAATGGTGTTAACAGACTCTGGTGCTGTTGACTTTGCTCCTACGTTAAAACGATACATTGAAGAAACATACCCTGAACACGAATTTAAAGGATGGGGTGATCCCTCTGGTAATAATAAAAACCAATCTAACTCTGAAACACCTTTCCAAATAATGCGAGCCGCAGGGATTCCCTGTCAACCTACACAAAGTAATGACCCTCTTAAACGTAGAGCCGCATTAGAAGTCCCTATGAAAGAAATGTGCATGGATGGTAAGCCTAGATTCACTGTCTTACCTAAAGCTTCTATGATCCGTAAAGGATTACAAGGCGGATTCTGTTACAGAAGAGTACAAGCAAGTGGTGAAAGATACACTGATGAACCCGATAAGAATGAATACTCCCACCCTGTCGAAGCCTTAGAGTACGCATTACAGGGAGAAGGTGAGGGCAGGCAAGCACTACGGGCATCACAAAACTTTTCTAAACCTGTTACAGCAAAGGTTAATTTTAATGTCTTCTGATGTCTATGTTATCTTTGAAGACGATCAAACTAACTGGTGGAGTCGTTATTTAAAAAAAGATATAAGACCTTGCTACGTTGTTAAACCTTCTGGACAAGGTTTTTTAGTGTTTGCTAAAAATTGTAGTGGATTTGATTTGTTCACAACGACTGACGAAAAGAGTATAATCGGCAGTAAGTGTATTTTAAAAATTCGACCAAAAGAAAATCAACATTCGTTATTTATGTTAAATACTTGTGTTGGACATACTAAGCAGATATTGGGAATTCGTAACCCATTTATCTTAACGCCATACCAACTGTTAAAATATTTGGAGAAACATCATGGGATTTCTGAAACGACCTAAAGCACCAGAGCCTACTGCACAGGAGTTAGCCGCAGAACAGCGAACTTCGCGTATGTTAGACGAAGAAATAGAAGAAAGTGAAAAAAGATTAAAAGCCGCGGCAAGAAGTAAGTTAGGTGCATCTTCTTTGTTAGCTCAAGCAACTAAAGCTTCTGGTGGTGGTGCAAGACGTAGCATGATGGGGGCAGGATCTACTGGCAGTGGTAATATGGTAGGTGGATCTTCAAGACGAACTGCCGCAAACACAGGTGTTACAGTAAAGAGATATGATAAATGAAATTACCAGCAGAGTTAGGTTCTCTAACAGACCTTAAAAGACGTGAATCAAAAGCATTTGAAAGATCAACATATTGGAGTGATCAACTTGATGATGCTTATGAATACTTTCTTCCTAATAGGAATTTGTTTGAGGACTCTCGTGCTGGCCAAAAGAAGATGGATAAAATCTTTGACTCTACTGCGCTAGAAGCTATTCAACAAGGCGCTAGTAAATTACAAGAAAACATTGCGCCTATATGGGCTCGCTGGGCTACATTAGAACCGTCTAATCAAGTTAAATTATTGTTAAAAAATGGTCAATACAACGTATCAGAAGAAGATATAAGATCTAATTTAGAAGAGCAATCTGATATTATTTTTGATTACATTAATCGATCTAACTTTGCTACACAGTTTTATGAGCACGCTCTTGATCTTCTTATAGGAACAGGCACTTTAAGAATAGATGAAGACCTTGATAACAATATGCCTATTATATTTACTGCTATTCCACAAAAAGGTATAGCTTTTGAAGAAGGTCCGTATGGAAATGTAGAGACACATTGGCGTAGATTTAAAGTAAAGGTTCGTGATCTATCTAGAAAGTGGAAAGGATTCAAACCATCACAAGAAATTGCAGAAAAAATTAAAAGCCATCCAGAAGCAGAAGTAGATGTTAGTGAAGGTGTTGTTTATCTACCTAAAGCTAAGACTTATTACGGTTGCTTATGGGTAGGAAAAGAAGATCGTATTAGTTGGATGGAAGACTTTGGCGCATCTAGCCCTTGGGTTACTGGTCGTTACTCTAAAGTAGCTGGTGAGATACGTGGTCGTGGTCCAGCATTACAAGCACTGCCTGATGTTAAATCTTTAAACAAAGCAAAAGAATTTTCATTACAGAAAGCCGCTATAGACCTTGCGGGTATGTACACAGCTACTGATGATGGTGTAACTAATCCATACAATATTAGCATAAGTCCGGGGGTTGTTATTCCAGTAGGTTCTAACAACTCGTCTAATCCTTCTATTCGTCGATTAGATACAGGAGCTAACTTACAATTACCGCAATTTGTCATCAATGATATGCAAATGGCTATAAAAAGATCTCTGTTTAACGATCTTAGAGACCCTAGTGGCGCTGTTAGATCTGCTACAGAAGTAGCTATTGAGTCTAGAGAACTGGCTAAAAGAATTGGTTCTGCATTTGGACGTTTGCAAACAGAAGTACTTATTCCTATAATAAAACGCGTAGCATCTATATTAACTCGTAGAGGATTGTTACAACCTTTACAGTTAGATGGTCGAGATATGGAAATTAAATTTACCTCACCGTTAGCTCGTGCGCAAGATAGTGAAGACATTCTAAATGTGCAACAAGCTGTACAGTTTGTATTACAAAATGCTGGTCCTGATCAAGCTAAAATAGGATTTAAATTAGAGGACTTTGGAACGTGGGTAGCAGAAAAAACTGGTATGCCTGCTGAGTTAGTAAGAAGTCCTATGGAAAAACAGCAAATAATACAAGCTGGAGCGCAAGTAGCACAGCAAGGCATGGATACTGGTGAACCACCAATGCAAGGACAAACTCAAGTATGACTTGGGACAAAATTCAACAAGTTCAATTAGATGTAGAAACAGCAACAAAAGACAACGCTAAAAACAGAGAGAAAGTCGCTAATCTTGCGAAAGCATATCATCGATGTTTTAATGATGAAGATGGAAAGCGGGTATTAGCTGATCTGACTGCTAGGTTTGTCTACAACAATGATACTTCTTTTTCCTCTACAAACGTTAATTACGAATCTGCATACCACAATGGTGAAGCAGGCGTAGTTAAATTTCTTATAAATCAAATTCAACAAGCTGAAATTTTATAACTAAATGGTAACGATTATGGAACAACAGGCCGCAGAAAGCGATACCCTGCTAAATGAATCAACCCCAGAAGTAGCAGAAGTAGCAGAAGGTGAATATTTTTTAACAGAAGATGTAAAAGGAACAGGTGAAACCCCAGAATGGTTTAATGCTAACAAGTATAAATCAGTAGCTGATCAAGCTAAAGGATATGCTGAGTTAGAAAAAAAGTTTGGTGGTTTTAAAGGTACGCCTAAAGATGGTTATATGCATCCTGAAGGTGTAGACAATGATGATGCATTGTTACAAGAGTTAATTACTTTTGCAGATGATACCAATATGTCGCAAGAAGCATTTGGACGCGCATGGGAATTGTTATCTGCACAAGATGATGCTGTACAAGAAGTTAATCAAGAAGCAGAAATATCTAAGCTAGGAGACAATGCGCAAGATCGTATAAACAATGTAGATGGGTTTATGAAAAACAACCTTGATGCAGAAACTTACGAGAAAGCAAAAGACTTAGTAACAACAGCAGAAAGCATACAACTAATTGAAATGTTAGTAGGAGCAACTGCACCTGTTAAACTGCCAACTGAAAACGATGTAGCCCCTGCTGGATTGTCATGGGAATCTATTGAAGCTGAAATGTTTAAGAAAGATGATCATGGTAACTTACTGCGTAGCACTAACATTGAGCATGAACGTAAAATCCAAAAGCTTATGCAAGCTTGGGGTGAAGCACAGTAAACATTGATTGATATACCATAAAGGGTGTATAATCCAAAAACTGGATACCTATCTCTATAGCCCAGTAAATTTAGGTTGAATGCTGACCAATTTACTGGGTACTCAGCTAAAACCTTGAAAAACTTTTTAAATTACTCTTTTTCGAGGAAATTATTATGAGTAAAACACTATCGTCCGTAGCAGTCATTGAGTTTGACTCTATGGTAAAACACGCCTATCAAGGCATGGGGCTAATGAAGCCTGCTGTTACTATTCGTAACAATGTAGTTGGTGACACTTACAAGTTCCGTCGCATGGGCAAAGGTCTTGCTAACCAGAAGTCTACTTCTGATCTAGTAACTCCAATGGACGTAGCGCACGAATTTAAGGTTGCTACACTTTCTAACTGGAACGCTCCAGAATACACTGACATCTTTGACCAACAAGACGTTAACTTTGACGAGAAGCAAGAACTAGCAAGCACTATCGCTGGTGCTCTTGGCCGTCGTTGTGACCAACTTGTTATTGATGCTATGAACTCTTCTACTCCTGATGCGGCTGACATTGATCACGGTAACGCGGCTCTAAGCATGAACAAGGTTATTGAAGCTCAAGTTGCATTGCGTAAGAACGGTGTACAAAATGCTAACCTATACGCGGCAGTTAACTCTGCTGGTCTTGGTGGACTTCTTAAAGATGAGAAAGCAACTAACGCTGATTACCAGACTATTAAAGCTTTGGTAACTGGTGATGTTAACAGCCTAGCTGGATTTACTTTCATCATTCTTGAAGATCGTACTGAAGGTGGTTTGACTGTAGCTGGAAACACTGTTGACTCTTGGTTCTTCCAGAAAGATGCTGTTGGACTTGCTATTGGCATCGACATGAAAACATCAATCGACTATGTACCAGAGCGCACTTCATACTTGTGCAACGGTATGCTTAAGGCTGGATCTGTTGTCCGTGACAACGGTGGTCTAGTTAAAGTCGAATACAAAGATAACGTATAAGGAGAACTATCATGGCTTTTGCACGATCTGGTTTATCTAGAATTGGTGGTTCAGGAAACTCTCGCCCATTGTGGGTGTATGCGTCTACTGATGCTCCTGCAACTGTAACAGGTTCTAACTATATGCTTTCAGCTATCAGTGAACTTCATCTTGGTGATGTTGTTCTAGTTGTTGATACTGACGGTGTTGCGGTAACTGCTACTTTTGTAAAAACAAACAATGGAACTACTTCTATTGATTTGGCTTCTGGCACTGCTCTTGGTGATGCCTAACTGATTGGGGGCTTCGGCCCCCTTTCTATCTACATAAAGGTCTATTATGGCAAGTAAAATCAATTTAATTTCTAATGCTTTAATTTTAATTGGTGATTTGCCTATTACATCGTTAACTGGCAACACTCGCGCACAAACTGTTGCTAACAATCTATATGACAACATTGTCCACAATGAGCTTACAAAGTATCGTTGGGGATTCGCACGTAAAAAAGCACAGCTATCTAAAATTAATGAAACCCCAGTAGGCACTGAATACGATGTTATGTATCAACTGCCATCTGACCTATTAGTGTTTATTAAAATGAACCCTAGCATTAATTACCAAATTCTTGGTGATCGCGTTTATTGTAACTATGACACAAATTTATTCTGCGATTACATCTACACTGTATCTGAGGCTACATGGCCTGCATACTTTTCTAAAATGGTTGAATACGCATTAGCTAAAGACTTTGCTATGTCTATTAGAGATAGTGCTTCTACCAAACAATTGATGAATGAAGAATATATTAACGCATCTAATATGGCGCGTTACACTGATTCTCAACAACATCCTATTACTCCGCTTACCAGCAGGCCCTTTGTTGATGTGAGGTTCTAATGGCTAGAAGTCACTTTTTGCAAAATAGTTTTGTAAGTGGTGAGTTATCGCCAATCGTAAAAGGTCGAACAGATCTTGATCAATACTACCAAGGCTTACAAACTGCTACTAATGTAGTTACTGTTCCACAAGGAGGAGTAAAGCGTAGAGCAGGGTTTAAGTTTGTTACAACTCCAGCACCAGTAGTTGCTAAGTATTCTGCTCCTACAGCTACTATGCCTAATGGTGGTACTGCGGCTAATCTTAATGATAATGACCTTACAACTTTTGGTACTACTACAGCAGGAATAGGAACTACTAATCCTTTTGTTGTAGCGTCTTATCAATTTACTAGCCAGCAGACTATTGCCTACATAGATTTAATAAACATTAAGTTAACTACTGCTGATGCTACTAGCAATGAGTTTGTTATCCAATATCAACAAACTGGTGGTGCATGGATTACGGTTGCTAATGTTCCTACGTTAACTGATTTTGAGCAAACACTTAGAGTTACTATTTTAAACAATGGTGTGCCTACGCCTTTCTTAGACCAAGATTGGAGATTGGCTAGAGTTGGTACTACAGATTTAGGTACGTGCAATGTTTCGCTAGCAGAGATGCATTTCTACAATGTAACTGGCGCTTTTTCTAGTGATTTAAAAATGCACAAATTTGAAATAAGTATTAACAGTAGTTATTTGCTTTTATTTACTAACAACAATTTACGAATATATCACGTTGCAAATGACATACCTACATTTAAACAAGATGTAGCAACAGACATAGAGACTAATTTTCCTGAACGTGTAGCAAGTAATGAAAATGTATTACTTATGTTTAACGAAAATGTTCCTGTTAAACGATTAATATACAACCTTAACGGCAACAATATTTTTAAATTTGATAATGCGCCATTCTTAAATGTGCCACAGTTCGATTTTAATGATGCTTCAAGTCCTGTTCCTATTAGCTATGTAACAACAATGACATTAGCGCATTTTACTAAAGGAGATAGGTTTCAAGTTGATATTGAATCCGTTATTAGTAAAAACATAACATATACAGGTGATACGACATCAACAGCATTTAACATACAAAAAAACTTACAAGAAATGCCTATATTTGGTGATACAGGTGTAGCAGTTTCTGGTTCTAACGATGTGTTTACAATTACTGTTTCAGGAGAGTCTACCAAATCTTTCCAAGTGTGGACAGGGTTTGCTACCTCTGATCTTGCAGGAAATAACAATGAAGTTACATTTGCCATTACAACGCAAGGAAGCCCTCGTAAAGAAGATGTATGGAGTGCTACTAGAGGTTATCCTAAAAACGGTGTATTTGCTGGTGGGCGATTATGGTTTGGTGGTACTAGAGATAAACCCCAAAGTGTTTTTGCATCTAAAGCTGGATCATTTTTAGATTTTTATCTTGAAGAAGGTGATGATGACGAAGCTATTTTTGTAAGCATAAATGGATCGCAAAGTGACATTGTAGATATTGTAGGTGATCGTGGATTACAAATATTTACAGAAGGTGCAGAGTACAAAGTAACAGGTAACACGCCTACAACAATTAATATACAGCAACAAACACAGCATGGTAGTTTTAGTGTTAAAGTTCCTACTACAGCCTTAGATGGCGCTATATTATTTGTAGACCGTAACGGTAGGAGTTTAAGACAATACTTGTATGACTATAATGAAGATGCATATCGTAGCATTGATTTATCAGTATTAGCGTCACATTTAATAGTAAGTCCTGTTGATATGGACATAGTAACAAGTACAACATCAGAAGATGCTAACTATGTATTTGTTATTAACCAAGATGGTACGGCTGTTGTTTTAAATACGTTGCGTGATCAAGATATAAACGGTTATACAAAGTTTAACCAAGTACGTGATAATGGTAGCGTAGATTTATTTAAACAATGTGTAACGGTCAATAATACCTTGTTTACTTATAGCCAGCGAGATGTAGATCGTTTTACTATAGATCAAATGACTTTTGATTACAAAATGGATAGTAGTGTCAAATACACAACACCACATAGCACTACGTTGTCTGGCCTTTTGCATTTAGAAGGAGATACAGTAGAGGTTATAGCGGGTAATAGTAGCCTGCCATCTAGAACAGTAAGTGCTACAGGAACAATTACATTAACACCTACTGAAGCCGCATTGACAGATGTTATAGAAGTAGGGCAAAACTTTAACTGTGAAATTAGAGGAATGCCATTAAATACAAGATCACCTAATGGCTCGCAAACAGTATTAAGCCAGAAGCGTATAGATCGCATGAATCTGCGTGTTTACAATAGTGCTGGTGTTTATATAGATGGAAACTTAGTGCCTGTTAGAACGTTTGGAGATGCGGGGAATAGCCCTTTAAACTCATCCCTTATACCTTCTACAGGAATTATAGAAGATAACCACGGTGGTAATGGATGGGATAGGGAAGTTACTCCTATTATTACAATACCAGACCCAACACCATTCCATCTGCAAGCAATTGGATATGAGATTAGTTCGTGAATTTAGAGGATATATAAAATGTTTCAATTATTAGCCGCAGTAGCAACTATTGCTGGTACAGCCGCAACTGTTTACGGTCAAGTTGAATCTGGCAAAGCACAAGAAGAGCAATCTGAAATACGTGCAAGGCAAGAAAAAATGGCCGCAGAAGCTCGTGAATTGCAAAGACGACAAGAATTAAATAAAGTCCTTGCGGCTAATGCAGTGTCTATGGCGGCTGGTGGAACAGCTGGACCTATGTATGAAAGTTTAAATTTGCAAACGTCTAAAGATATAAGTGCTAGTGAACAAGTTATATCTGTGTCAGAAAAATTAAAAAGAGCCCAAATTAAACGACAAGGAGCTTTAGATAGAGGAACTGCTAATATTCAAGCTACATCTACATTATTAAAATCTATGCCTAGCGTTGTAGATGCATATGAGACAATTACAAATAAGGAATAAAGGACAGTAATAATGGCAAAGCAACCTAGACAACAACGTGTTGGTTTTTATGGAGAGTTTCGTCCTACTAGGGTAGATGACTCTGCGGCTAGGCGTATGCAAGCTCTTGCTGGATTAGGAGCTACTGTAGCTAGTGTTGCTGAACAATTTGGTATTGCTAAAGCTGAACGTGAGGCTCCTGCTCAAGCACAAGAAGCTGTAGAACAAGCTATTACTATAGACAAAGAAGGTCAAAAAGTATTTGGCGAAGTTCCTACACGTAGAGGTTTTGGATCTGAAGTATTTAATCGTAATGCTATTAATGCATATTTAGCAGAAATAAGTATTGATTCTGATATTAAAATAAAAGAATTAGAAGAAAAATACAAAGACAATCCCCAAGGTTTCGCAAACGACGCTAATGCGTACAGGCAAGCTACTGTTAACCTATTGCCTCCTGAGTCTCAGCCTAGAATTAACGAAGCTCTTGCAAGCAGAATATCTTCTGCCGAAGAAAAATTAAACAAAAACTTTTTAACTGAAGCTAATAACAAAAATATAATTACATTAACTGATTCAATTAATACTGGCGTTAGAAATATTGCAAACTTAGCTCGTGAAGGAGATACAGAGTTAGTTAATTCTGAGTCAGAGTTGTTATTGTTAACTATGGATGCTTTAGCTGAAGCTAGTCCTGAGTATGCTAGTCGTGTATCAGAAGACAAAAGAAAATTAAAAAATAAAATATATGAGCAAACTCGTTTATCAAAGTTAGATGTTATTGCTGAAAAAGATGGTGTTTCTGCCGCTATGACAGCATTAGATGGAATGTTAAAAGAATCAATTCCTAGTAGTTACTCTCAGGAAGAATTAAGATCATTTGAAATTAGCGCACAACAAGATTTAAATAGACAAAACTCAAGGTTACAAGCAAACAAAACAGTTGCAACAAAAGAAGCTTCTAAAAAAGTACAAGATTATATTACATCTAGAACTTTAGGACAGCCTATTGATGAACAAGAAAGAACAGCTATATATGAAATGGCTAAAGGTACACCTTTAGAAGAAAAATTATTTTTAGCAGATGAAATAGGAATATTTGCTACTGCTTCATTGCAAGCTAGAAATGAAATGCTTGAGTCAGCACGAACAGGTGGTTTAGATCGTGCCGATGCTTATAAAGCTATGTTAGTTGCTAATGCAGATATTAATAGGCAAGCTAGAGAAGATGGTATAAGTATGTACGTAGCTCAAGGATTAGGAGAGCCTATAGAATTTGATCCATTAGCTGAAGATTTTGATAGCCCTGCAAATCAAGAAGCATTTGCTAAAAGACAAGAACAAGCTAGATTAGCCTCTGCACATTATGGTGTTTCAGTGTCACCACTTACTGATAATGAGGCTAGTGCATTAAGTAATACGATTACACAAATGACACCACAAGATAAAATAGAATTAGTTAATGTATTTGGCAGTAACTCAGCTTTATGGGGTCAAATTGCACCTAAACAACAGGGTGTATTTGCACAGGCCGCGGCAAGTGGTAATAGAGTTGTTCAAGAGACTATATTCAAAGGACAGGATTTACTAGCTAACAAATTAGTTACAACACTAAAATCATCTGATAGATATATGTCAGATTTTAATGACATAGTTGGTACTGTTTACGGGCCTAATGATAAGCGAGATACCCTTGATGCGGCTCTTAACTACTACTACGGATCATTAGAGGCTGGAGAAGACCAATACAATCCTTCTAAGTTTAAAGCGGCTATACAAGCTGTTACAGGCGGTGTAAAAAAGATACGAGGATATCAAACACAATTACCAAGAGGTATTCCTGATTACGATCTTGATGCTTATTTTGATTCTCTTGGCTTTCCTAACGGTCAAATTAAAGCTATTGCAGGCCAAGGTAATTACCACGTTTATGATGATAATGGGATTGCTATTTATGGGGAAGACGGTGCGCCAATAATATTTAATGTTACGCAAGAAAAAATTAAGGAATGAAAGGTGATAAAGAACAAGGATCATATATGTACTATAAAGCCCAAAGAGAGCAAACCCCCTTTCCATTAGGAGTGTTTTAGAAACTTATAATGCCTATTCTTTCTAATCAAGATCAGCGCGAATATTATCAAAATTTGCGTGGCCCACAAGAATTTCAAGAAGACCCTACTTTTTTTGAAACAATGGGATCAGCGTTTGGTTTTGTTATAGACGAAGAGCTATCTGTTTCTAGTTTGTTAAATCGTCAGGGATATGATGATAGAA